CAGTAGGGCCGGGTACTGTGCTGTCGGCGCCAGCAGGGCCAGCGGGGCCAGTCAGACCAGTGGGGCCAGTCGCGCCGTCTGCGCCAGCGGGGCCAGCGGGGCCAGCGGGGCCCGTAGGACCGGCAGGACCGGCAGGGCCAGGAACTGTGCTATCCGCGCCGTCCGCGCCAGCGGGTCCGGCAGGGCCAGTCGGGCCAGCCGGGCCGGTAGGGCCGGTCGGGCCGGGAACTGTGCTGTCAGCGCCGGCGGGGCCGGCGGGGCCCGTCGGGCCTGCAGGACCCGCAGGGCCGGGAACTGTGCTGTCCGCGCCGTCCGCACCGTCCGCGCCGGCGGGGCCGGCAGGGCCAGCGGGGCCGGTGGGGCCCGCGGGGCCGGTAGGGCCGGGTACTGTGCTGTCAGCGCCGGCAGGGCCGGCAGGGCCAGCCGGGCCAGCCGGGCCAGCAGGGCCGGGTACTGTGCTGTCGGCGCCGGCGGGGCCATCAGCCCCAGGAGGGCCGTCAGCGCCGGGCAGGCCTTGAGGGCCTGGTTGTCCGATTTGGATTACAGCGGGAGCAGCCGATTGTTGAACGATGACCTGCGTCATTAGCGGGTCACCTCCAGCTCGACAGTGACTTCACCTTCGAGCCATCGCTCGACGCTCGTCGGGCCGTAGACGACCTCGACGTCATAGAAGCCGTTCGACTTGAGCGTAGCCGTCTCTTCGGCGTTCAATTGCATGGTGACTGTGCCAAGAGCGCCACCGGACACGAGGCGACCATTGGCAGTCGTGAGCTCGATCATCACGGCGCTGGCGGCTTTGGTCTTGCGGATCTGCATGCGGACGGCGAGCCCCGTCAGGTCGAGGGGCGCGCCGCCAGCAGATTGCAGGAAAGTGAGCTCTTGCGAAAAGTTAGAGCCCTGGTAGATCGTGATGTTGTATTGACCGGGGACGACAGTCATCGAAAACTCCGCTGCCTAATAAAAAATTGGCGCTGAGCGTAACGATACGCTGAGCGCCAATCTATATCAAGGCTCAAAAGGTGGCGAGTTGACCCTCTAGCGAGGGCGCTTCGACTTGTTGCCTGCTCCGAGCTGAGCGGGGGCAGATGACTTGCTGCGCTTCTGGCTGCGTGGCTTCGTGCCCGATCGGTCTTTACCAGACATCGACTTCATTTTCATTGCGGACTTCATCATGGTGGCCATAGCGATCTCCTGTTTGGCACTCACCGTAAAGATACGATGAGTGCCAGATCAGATCAAGGTTACGGGGCCGAGACGAAAGAGACACCTTCGAATGTGTCGAACACCGCAGCTGCCTCGTCGGCGAAGAGCGGGTTGTTGGCATCCGTCAGCGTGCTGACCGGGATGACCGTGTCGAAGTAGCCAGCCGGGAAGATCGAGACATCTTTCGCCCGGTTGATGGCAGCAACAGCTTCAGCCTGGACAGCGGCGACCGTGCCACCGGCGAGCAGCGTCGCGGCGCTTGCCCACGATGCGCTCGTGCCGTTCTCAGCGATTGCGATCGAGTTGCCCGACGGGCCGAAGGCTCTGGCCGTGACAGTGACAACGGCGCCGACAGCGGCGGCAGTCACATCCGGGTGGGCAGTCGTGCCCGTGCCATAAGCAGTGCCAGCGCCGGCGCCGGCGTTGATCGCGGCGGCGAGGTTGGCAGCAGAGCCGGCAGCGTCAGCCCCAATGTCAACATCGTCGGCGACAGTCGGGACAGCGCGGAGGGTATAGACGCGCGAGCCGATCGTGATCGTGTCGGCGGCGGTGCCTGCGGCGGAGAAGGTGAGGGCGCGCGAGGCGCGCACGGCGCCGGCGTCGTCGGAGTTGATGAGGACAGCTTTCACGCCTTCAATCAGCGGAGCATTGTCGCTGGAGACGAAGCAGAGGTGGAGAGACTTAGCCATGGTTTTCGAACTTCCTCAGTCGGGGGTTTCAGCCGACATTACGATGCGCGACCATAAAGATCAAGGGCCAGATGCGAACAGGCCGGAGCGCGAGCCCCGGCCTGACACCATAACGAGATCGAAGCCGGTTAGACCAGATCGTCTTCGCTGGATTTCTTGGTGCGCGTCTTCCGCGGCGTAGGTGCAGGAGCCGCTTCCGGCTCAGCCGTCACAACGGGTACTTCGGCGCTCTGTCCGTCATTCCCCGGGGCTTCGCTCCCCGCGTCCCCTTTGTCACCTTCATCATTGTCGAACCTGTCGACGTAGGCGACCGGCGGCTGTTCGCCCCCGTCTCCAAGATCGCCACTCGCGTCGGTTTCCCCGACGCCGTCCGACCCGTCTGCTTCATCCTCACTCTCGCCATCGACTTCATCCTTCACGCGCTCGGCGCCGTAGTTGCTCATGGTTTTATCCACGACAGCCACGTTATCATGCTCGATGACCAAGGTACAGATGCCATCCTTGAAGACGACATTGTGGTTGATGGTGAATGGGTTCGGGCGGCTCTTCGGGTTGAGCAGGCGGTATTTGACAACAATCTGGGACATGAGGGCTCCTTGGGTTTTTCCTCTGGGAACTCTGTAATAAGCTCAGTTGGCTGATGGTGTCAACCCCAGATGTGAAAAGGGCCGAGCGTTTCCGCCCGGCCCTGGTCTAATCCTTGCGGAGCCGATTAGGCGTCCGTTGCGGATCCGAAGATGGCGTTCGCTTTCGCGAGGCCGAGTTCAGAGAAGTTGGCCAGACCGCAGTACCAGCGAACGCGGGTGATGGTCTCGTCCTTGGTCTCGCTTTCGCCGACCGGGACAACCTGGATGCCCGAGGCGTTCGAGGCAGTGATGCCGGCGATGCCGTGGGTGCGCGAGCCGTCGTCGAGCGTACCAGCGAAGACGATCGACTGGAGGTTCTCACCGTTGCCGGCGCCGGAGACCGCGGAGGCCACATCCTGGTTGGTCGGGATGTAGTCGTTGCGGAAGATCGGCACGCCGCGGTAGGCGGGAACCGTGTCACCCGAAGGCAGGGCAACAACGTCGGAGATCGACGCGCCGCCGAGCAGGCGGAGCAGACGCATGTGAGCACGGATCTCGCGATCGTTCACTGCGAAGTAGTCGACTTCGCCGTCCTTGTCGATGACCTTGGAGATCAGCTGGTCGAGCAGCGAGAAGCTGTACGGCACAACCGTCGAGGTCGTCGGAGCGGTGATGGTCTGACCAGCGGCGGTCAGAACGTCGAGGCCGTTGAACTCGGTCGAGGTGACGCCCGTGTTGCCCAGAATGAACTGGCGCTGGTATTCACGACCGACCGATTTGGCCTTCGACGCGACCTGGGTTGCTTCCTGGTCGTTGCCGTCGCCGGAGCGGGTGGCTTGGATCAGGTTGTCAACTTCGGCGTCGCCGATGATTTTCTTCAGGGTCGTGGTGACCTGCGTGAAGGTGGCCGCAGATTTTGCAGCGCCGCCTTGGGCAGTTGCGAGGTCCGTGCCGACGTCAGCCGAGATCACACCGCCGAGGGCGTTTTCACGGTTGTACGCGAGAGCGTTGCCGTCAATGCCGTCGAAGGGGAGAACCTGGAACATCGAGTTCACAGTCACGATCTGTTCGATCACGCCTGCGACGAGATCGTTCAGGGCCAGTTTGGCGCTTTCTGCAAGGGTAACCGAAGCCATATTATTCCTCTTAGGTTTCGAAAAGTGAGCTCCAGTTGCCTAACGCAAAAGGGCACGCGCCTAAGCGCATGCCCTACTAATACCCAAAACTGGTTAACCAAGTCAAGTCATGGTTAACGCAGCTCGGAAATTACCTGCTGCGGAGTGAAGCGAGGCCGGACGAAATTTTGGAGAGCGGTGTGCGCTCTTCGCCATCCGTCTTCTGCTGAACACCAGGCTTCTGCTGGTTCGGCGTAGTTCCGGTGCCCGGTTTCTTTTCAGCCGCGAAGAACGGACGGAAGTCGTCGCTCTCTTTCAGGCTGGCCACATACTCGGTGACTTTCATCGGGTTGCCAGCGCCGTTGTAGCGGATCTGATCCTTGTCGTCCACGACAGCGGCGTATGGCTTGCCATCTTCGCCGGTCATGACTTTGACGCGCTGGTTCAGGTAGCTCTTCAGCACTTCGCCCGAGCCGACGATCTTGTGCGAGGCGAGAGCGTCGGAGATCTGAGCGTCGCGCACGAGCGAGACGATCTGACCGTTGAGGCCTTCGTTCGTTGCCTTGAGAGTTTCGAGATCCTTGGCATGGGCTTTCGCCATCTCGCTGCGGACGCGCTCGATTTCTTCCTTGGCAGCAGCTGCGCCCTTGCCACCAGATGCCGCTTTCGTGCGGAGGTCGGCGACATACTGGGCGATTGCTTCCGGGGTCACGTCCGGCAGGCCATCAGCATTTTCGAAGATCGCGGCGAGAGCTTTCGCTTCAGCGCGGGCCTTGCCTGCATCCTGGCCGGCTTTGGTGCGCGCGGCGCGCGTCTCGTTCAGGTTCGAGGCCAGACCGTTCATGCGGGTGGCGACGGGCTTGAGAGCTTCAGCCACGACGAAGCCTTCGTTCGTCTTGGTGAAGAATTGTTGGAGGTCGGAGGGAACGCCCGAGAGGTTCTCGATCGGTGCGTCAAGATTGAAGATGTACGGTTCCATAGGATCACCCTGTCTGGATATTTTTAAGACGTCGCGTCTCAGCGCCGGTCAGCCTCACGCCTTCCGGTTCTCGACCTATACGTTAACCATGAGGTTTAAGTCAAGCTTTACGCTGGTTCGGCGCATTGATCGCCGTGGTGAAGCAGGAGGAGAACCCGATCAGGACGTCGCCGTAAACGGGCTCAAGCGCCTGCATCTCCCGGGCAAATTGCTTCTCGAGGAGCCGGCAATCATCAGCTGTCGAGGGTTCGTGCGATGAGACTTCAGCGCAGAAGCCTACCTCAAAGCAGAATACGCCTTTGAGGATCCGGTCTTTCGGTTCTTCGGAGGGGGTGGCGCCCGCACTGGCCAGGACCAAGACCAGGGCGGACGCCGATAGGACACACAGAGGAAAGTTAAGCCGTCCCATTTAGGGGAGCTTAATGACCTGCCCCGGGTAAATCAAGTTCGGTACATTGGGGTTGAGCCGGCGGAGAACGTCGGCGGTCGTGCGGAAGCGGCGGGCAATCTTCCAGAGGCTGTCGCCTGCCTTGACGGTGTACTCCATCGGCTGATCCATCGCGTTCGGCGGACGGTTCAGATCTTCCTGATCGTCGAGCGCCTTGCCAACGATGTCCTGCTCCTTCCACCAGCCAATGAAGTCGAAGCACGGGCAGGCTTTCGGCGGACCTTTGTTTTCGCGCAGAAGGTCGCGGTGGCCAACGGCCCGGACTTTCTCCGGCGTTGGGTGCGCCTGCATGAACGCGATGCATTCAGCCTCGAGCGCGGCCCACTGCGCATCGGTGAAGTTGCTGACTGGCTTGTTCTTCTCGTCGACGCCGCCGGCGAGGACGATGCCGAAGCTTCGGGTGTTCCAGCCAGGGCCGACGTTGCCGACGTGCGCGCCGGGGCGGCTGTAGTCACGCATCAGGTGGCCATAGTCGCGCTTGTAGACCGTGCCGTCGCGCCCGATGAGGACGTGATAGCCGGTGCGCTCTCTCCATTTGTTGATGTCACCGTGCAGGTGGTCGAGCCATTTGTCGTCGACGTCGACGCTCGGCGGGGTCGCGGTGCAGTGGCAGACGAAGTGATCGAACTTCGCGAGGCGCTGATCAATATCCATGGTCATTCTTTCTCTGTGACTTCTACGTTGAGGGACATATGGCCGAAGACGAATTCGCGGCCCAGCCTCTTTTTCAAGGCGGGCCGCTCTTCGATTGCTTCTATCGGGCCGTCCCTGCTCGGGCCCTCGTGATCCTCCCGCTTACGCGGCGTCGTCCTCTTCGGGATCTTCATCGTCGGGATTTTCATTCACTGGCTCCTTCACCGCATTCGGGTCGACCGGGTCTTGGAGACCAGACATACCCTTGTCCGCCGCGGCGATCAAGGCGCGAACCTCGAGCTCCGCCTTGAGGAAGGCCATGTCCGCGGTCACGTCGAACTCGGGGCTGAGCACCTTCTTGCGGATCAGTTCGGTCAGGAAGCCCTGGCGGCTGATCATGCCTTCGCTGACCGCAACCTGCAGGGTCTGCAGTTCGACGGCGTCAACATCCTGGTTGGTGAAGTCGTCGCGGACCTTGATCTTCGGGATGTCCTTGCGGTCGCCGCCATCAAGGTCGTGCATATAGCCGAGGACCGTGCGCAGGAACGCGGAGAACGAGGTGACCATGCGCTGCAGGGGAGACGTGACGCTCTCCTCGCTGGCGGCGCGGGCCGACGCGGTTTCGCGATCGGGGCGCTTCTGAAGGAGCGAGCTGCCGTAAGACGCCATCCGGGCTTCGAGATCCTTGATGCTCTTCTCGCCCGCCGCGATCGCGGCGCCGGAGTGCTCGACGTAATAGAACCGAGCTGCTGGATCTTCCGCGATCAGCATCTCGCGAGGGCTGATCACCGTGGCTTCGCTGTCATATTCGCTGACGCCGGAGGAGGCGAGCAGCGGGAAGCGGGTCACAGTCAGGATGTTGGTCTGGTCGGCGTAGCTCTGCCAGTGCTCGACGTTCATGTACGCGAGGTCGATCAGCGGAGGCTTGCCCATCATGAAGCCCGTGCGGTTCGTGTAGAACGTGGCAAGCGGGATGCGGTCGGCCTGGAGAACGGCGCGGCGGTCGAGATCCTCGACCCATTTGTTCTTGTCGCGGCCCGAGGTCGGCTTATACCACCAGGCAGACCGGACGACGTATTCTTCCGGGTCGGTTTCGCGCTCCGCCGGCATGACCATCAGGTCGAGCACGCGGATGAACTCTTCGTGGATTTCAGCGAAGCCGTCGCGGCTCGTGATGGTCTGGCGGAAGCGGACGTGCGTGAGCACTTCCTCGCTCTTGATCCGCTTGGCTTCGGCGAAGATCAGGTTCTCGGGCTCGATGTGCACGAGGTACGGGCGGATGCCCAGGTCGCGTTCGTCGGCCAAGGTTACGACTTCGTCGCTGGCAGCAGGCGCATCGGCGAGGACGTGGGTCAGCGATTTGGCGAGAGCTGTGCGGAAGACCTCATACCCGAAGCGGGTCAGGTTGTTGCCCTGAAGGTCAATGTCCTCAGCGTATTCTTCCATGGAGGCGGGCATGCCGTCTTCCCATGCGATCTCTTCGGTGAACGGCTTGCCGGCCAGAAGGTCGACAGTCAGCTCGAACAGGTTGTACAGGACGGCGCGGCTGAGGCGCTCGTGATAGGCCTCGCTGCGCTCGCGCGGGTGGCGCGGCAGGAGCTGCTCGCCGGCGGCGCGCATTGTCTCGGTTCCGCCAAGCAGCTGCTCGACGATATACCAGCGCGGGCTCATCACGGCATAGGCGGACGAGACTGTGCTGGGATCTTTACTCGGGTCAGTCTTGCCGGCCATTCTCAAAATCCATTCTTAGCCATGCCCCGCTTGATGCGGCGGAGGCGGTATCTCAATTCGTCGGCGATGTGGTCCTCAACATCGCTGTCGATGTCGTCGGGATCTTCATCAGACCGGGTCAACGTGGGGACCAGGTTGATAAAATGCCTGCAGTTCTCGAATATGTAAAGCCCGGGCTCCTCGCGGTCGCCGTTCTCCACAGGCAGGGCGCTTCCGAAGTAATCCCGGCACACCTGCCAGCCCGCCTTGCGCGAGCCGGGGCCCTTGAGGGCTTTCTCGAAGCGGATGCCGCACTTCATCATCTTGCTGTGGATGGTGTCAGACTTGGCCTGCTCAGACTTGCCGCCCTCGCCGAAGATGTTGTGGTCAGCCGGCCCGGGCCGGATGCGCCGGTGGACATTGCCTTGGAAGGGCATCTCCAGCTCTCGCTCGCGGATACCCTCGCCGATCTCTGTGCCAGTCAGGCCGATGCCCTCGTTGGGCTTGCCGGTCGTGCCGTACCATTCGGCAATGCGGAAGACGTCGCCGCGGACAGTGCCGCGCAGCTGGCCGGTCACCGGGCAGCGTACCGGCGAGCCGTCGCTTTCGGCGTACCAGCCGACGGAGAAGGGCTTGCTCGACCCCCAGTCCATCGCGCGGTCGATGCGCCAGCTGCTCGGGATCTGGAACGGAGGGATGACGTGCACCTTCTCCTGCCACAGGTCGGCGAACATACCGCCGGCGACGATGTCCCAGGACCCGAAGATCCAGGCCTTCAGCTCCTGCTGGTTGCGCGCGGCGGTACGCAGCGTCTGCATGTAATCCGGGTTCGAGGCCAGGAAGATCTTGTTCTCGGACAGCCGGCTCTGGATGGCGAGGCGCGGTTTCGACAGGCGCACGCGGCCCGTTTCCTCGTCGACCTCCTCCTCGCGGAAGACCTTGAAGCGCATCTTCGGCAGCTTGAAGCGCTGTTTCACCCAGACGAAGCCGGACCCGTATGGGTTGGTCGTCGCCCGGATGATGCGGGGCATGGACAGCGGGCCGCTCGATCGGCAGCACGACATCATGCGGGTGTAGCAGTCGGAGTTGGGCCAGGTGGTCAACTCTTCCCAGCCAATGAAGGGGTACTCGTGACCGTGGTAGTTCTCATAGTCCGAGGGGACGCGCATGTGTGCGAAGCGGAGTTCTTCGCCCTCGGGGAACTTCCAGACGTTGTCGGTCTCGTTGAACTTGGCACCCGGGAACATCCGCGGGATCCACTTCTTCGATTTCTTGACGACGTCCTTCAGCTGCTTATAGGTCTGGCGGAAGATAATCCCCTGCCAGTGCGCCCCGAAGCCCATGCCGACGTGTTTGCAGAAAGCCATGATCAGGGCGTCGGTCTTGCCACCGCCCCGGTTGCCTTCAAGGAGAACTTCGAAAATATCGTCGCTTGCCAGAAAGAGGGTCTGGCTACCCGGCTGCGGCATCCAGATCGGTGTCGTTGTCGAAGTCTTCATCTTCTTTCAGCGCTTCCTGCCGGGTTTTGGCGAGCATGTCCTCAAACGCCTGCTGCCCGTCAAGCGAAGGGATCATCAGGACGCCCGTGCCACCCTTGTGGGTGACCTCGGACTTGTCGCCGTATTTGTCACGCATACGACCTTTCACCATTTCAAGCAAGGCCCGGTCGGATTGCTTGAACTCTTTCAGCTCGACCGAGTTGCCCTGATCGTCGATCCGGCGGACGGGTTTGCCATTGAACATGACGACCTGCGTGTCCTCGCCCATGGCGCGCTGGTAGAGGCGAGCCTCCAGGATGTCGTTGCCCGCGGCCTCGGCTTCTTCGAGCAGGGCGCGGACTTCACCGTCCTCGCGCATACGCCGGCGGACTGCCAGGATCGAGATGCCCGCGGTCTTGCAGGCGTCGGCCATGACAGGGCGATCGAGCAGCGCGTTGACGAGCTTCTCGATTACATCTTCAGTTACGAATTCTGGATCATGTTCGAACATGCGCGAAGACTATCGCGCGTGCGGTTAAAATGCAAGTTCAGCCCTGCCGGCGCGCCGGGGCGCTTCGGCCATCGGCTGGCCATGGACAAGGAGCCAGAGCATCATGGGCCGCAGGCCGACGCGCTGGAGGCAGCGATACCGCACGGTCTGGTAGGTCGGCAGCATGCTGATCTTGCGCATCTGCTTGAACAGAACCTGCCGCCGGATCTGGCGGTCATGCTCCTCGAGTTGGGCCAGGAACTCTTCGTGCGTGATGTCTGTTACAGGTTGGTAATCTTGCGTCATGTCCACATTGGCCTCGCTGGGTTGGGGATCTTGCTGGTGACGATGCCGTCGCCGCCGCCAGCTTTCCGTTGGGTAAAGAACTGCGGGTTGCGCCAGACGGCGGCTTTCTGATCGACGAGCATTTCGGCGAGCGAGCTGAGCGCCACCTTGATGCAGTCGTCCATGTCATGATCGTCGCCGTAGAGCTTGCCCTGGTAGGTGCAGAGGGACATCGTGACCACCACTATGGCGCGCCGCATGTCCTGTTCGGTCATGTTGCGAGCGCCCTGGATCACGAGCTGCGACTGGAGGCCGGGCTTGACCCAGCTACCTAAAGCTACTCGCAGCCCTCCGTCTTGCATTAGGGCAAGCTGAATGTTCGGATCTGCCATATTTTTCGAGGGCCTCTTGTGTGACCATCAGGTCGGGTGGAAAGGAAATGTACGCGCCGAGCAGGCAGCGCCGCATGGTCAGGTGTTCGACGGGCACAATACGCCCTCTGCTGAATGTGTCAACTGCCTGGTCCCGGTAAACCGCGGCGACATGGTAGTTTTCCCGGTAGCCGCCGCAGATCAGGAGCTTGCGCTCGTACATCCGCTTGGTGCGTTCTTTCTCCAGGTAGTCCCGGACGACGCGGGGCTTCATGTCCTCATCGTCAAAATACATCCAGCGGTTGTGGCTCTGGTCAACATCGGTGAGCAGCTCGACCGTCACGACGATCTGTTCCATCGTCATGCCCCGGATCTTCTGGGGCCGGCGCGTGCTCTCCGTCATGATGAAGGCGTCGCCGCACGCCTCCATCACGACATTCATGGGAGCATGGGTGATCGCCGCGATCGCTGTAGGACCGCAGAAATCTCCCGGAACATATCCCTGCGGCTCGACGAGCATTAGACCCTCGTGGCCTCTTCGTCCGGAATGATCTCGTCGAGATCATCCAGGCTCGGCTCGCGGCGCTGCCCGGCCCACGTCTCGCGCAGGATGACGCTGGCCCGGTGCGGGGTCTGGCGCAGGAAGTTGAGGGCTTCCTTCAAACTTTGAACAGTGGAGATCACTGTTAAAAGTTCGCTGTCCGTCCGGATCAAGACCCGGCCTTCCGTAAGGGAAGCCTCAAAACCGAGGATGGTGTCGACGTTCAGGAAGACCGTCTTCTTGCCATCAGGGGTGCCATCAAAATGGACCTGGACCCGCTGGACCTCCAGGAACTGGGGGCCCGAAGGCGCCGGCAGGGCCGTCAGAAGCTGCGACTTCGAAGACATCAGGCGATCTTTCTGTAGCGGGCAACCATCTGGTCAATATGCTCTTGTACACCCGGGCCGAGGCCCGTGCAAGCAATCTTCCGGTAGGTCGTGAAGGCATAGCCGCGCAGCCGGTGGATGGCGCCTTCCTCGTTGGCACGTCCAAAGATCTGGAACTTCTGCCCGCCGGCGAAGATGCCCCGAGAAGTTACAGGATTGTAATGTTCGATGTTGCCTTCGCGCACGAGGATCTCGTAGGCGCTGGCGGCGCGGTCGGTTGGGATGAGCATGATCTCGGCCATTAGAAGAACAGCCTGTTCTCGCGCCAGCCTTTGGTGGCGTGGAGCGTGCGGATGTACTTGCGGCCTTCGCGCTCGACCACTTTCGAGGCGATGATGCGGCGATCGGGCTGGCCCTTCTTGCTGTTCGGATTGCCGCGGCGCTGACGCACCGGGTAGAAAAGCGGCGAGCCGGCTGTGCTCAGAAAGTCTGCAATGGGGTTGCTACTGGTGTCCATGGATGGGTCTCCTTCAGTCTTGGTTGCGTCGGTATTGCATCTTCCGTGCCGACTTGTCACGGCTGTGTTGCTCGTCGATCTCCCTCTGCAGGTGCGTGCTGCGCGAGTGGCGGGTCGATCCGCATATGACCGAAGTCACAGCCCCACCTTTCATCACAAACGAGATGTCGTCAACGGTAAAAGATGTCGCACCTGAATTTAGCGCGGCGCGCAGCGCCGGGTATTTATTCAGGAGGCTATCCTTGAGCTGCTCAACGTCGATACCTTGCACGCGCTCCATGTAGCGCAGGAGGGCGTGGTCGCTTATTGGGTGGGGTGTCATAGCATATCCATCAGGTCATCGTCCTCCGGCGCGGCGCCGGCGGCGTCGAGCGTGAGGTCTTGGTTGGTCAGGTAGCGGCCACAGAGGACGCCGTCTTTCTCATAGAGCCGGGACACCTTCTGCCCACCCTCCTTGCCTTCCACGACGAGAAGGCCGGTGGGGAGGACATCGGTGACCTGGCCCCCAGCGAGGCCTTTGTTCCAGGTGACCCGCTGGTTCTTTTCGAACCGGGCCGATCGCTCAGCGATCTGTTCGATCTTCATAGTCGGGATTGCCTTCCGTGTCTTTCATGGGGTTCCTGGTCTCGATCCACTTGCCGACGATCATCCCAAAGAGGATGGAGCAGGAGAAGTAGATCATGAGACCGCCGAGCATCATGCGTACCGAGTACACCGTGTCCGCGTTCTCCATCAGATGTCGAAACGCGCGTCTTCGGTGTCGAATTCCTTGCGGAATTGCGCCCAGCCGTCGAAATTGCCACACGGGTAGGCCCAGCCACTGTGAGGGCGGCGCGGGGTGGCCTGGTGTTCCAGCGGTGAGGCATGGAGCGGGACGCCGCCGGCGAGCTTCTCGAACAGCTTGATGTCCGCTTCGATGGCCGGTTTCTTTCCTTCGAAAGTCAAGTAGCTGACGCGGGCGCAGCGCGCCGCGGATACTTTCTTGGCCACTTCCGTGGCCGCTCGCGGGCCATACTGAATTTCGATGTCGTCCCAGTCTGCGTCTGTGACGTAAGGCAGGTGCCAGTCGCCGGCGTGCAGGCCGTTCGGTTCGCTGGCGCGCATCGCCGCGAGCATCGCCTCGGCGAGCAGGCGGATCTCGGGCTGCGCGTCCGGGTGCGCGCGGAGCGCAAAGAAGTTCTCCCACTTCGTCGACGAGACGATGACGTTGATGTGCGAGTAGGGCTCGAGCAGCCGGTTGACGATCTGCTTGTGATAGCCGGCCTCGTCGAAGAGAGTGGCCATCTTGATGGCGCCGTCCATAGCATTGAGCCAGGCTCCTTGGCGGGTCATCGTGCCGCCGCTCCAGGGAGCGGCGATCGGCGCGTTGTGTTCTTCGTCCGCCTGCATGCCGGGCTGGTTCTTGCCCCAGTGCATCGGCATGGCGGGGTCTTCGCGGATGTCGGCGATGAGGCGCGCGACGGGGATGGCGCGGCTCGACGATGCGTTGCGGCTGAAGACGCGGTGCGTCATGAACTCGGCATGGATGAAGCGCGGGTAGCGCAGCTGCAGAGTGGTGAGGCGGGGACCGCCGTGCATGTGAATGCTGTCGGCGATAACTTTTGCTGTAATGGTCATGCGGTCTTCTCCAGTTCTTGTGTGGCCCGGCGCTCGGCGCGAAGCGTGTTGATCTCGTGCTCGGCCATGAACTCCCATGCCGATTGCCCGGTTATAGAGCTCACCTGATCGGCGTCAACACCTCTCGCCCGGCACGCGAGCCGGCCAAGGATCTCGAACATCATCAGGCGAACTCCGGCGACCATTACCGATAGATCTCGGTGTTCGAAAGGAGACCGACCTTGAGGTAGCGCAGGCCGAAGCCGTTGCCCGCGTTGTCGCCGAAACGGTACGAGTAAACCGACACGCCGATCTTGACGTTGAACGGTTCGAAGACCCAGGCATCGCCCTTGTTCAGCGCGTGCTTCTGATTGTATCGGGCCATGAATTCCTCCATGGCATCGTCCTCGACGATGATCTCGGGCCGGAACTTCGAGCTGCAACTATACCAGCCGCTGCGTGAGGGGCGGATGATGTCGAACGGCGCCGGCACCTGGTTGGGGTCGACGAAGCCCGCCTTGAAGCAGACGTCGAACTTCTCGCGGCCATCCCAGACGCGGGGTTCATAAATGTTGCAGAAGGCGAGCTCGTCGCCGGGCATCTCGATCTCATAGGACAGCTGACGCTCGCCGGGCAGCGTCGCCTGATGGATGAGGACGTAGTTCTTCGAAGGCTCGCCCATCAGTAATCCTTCCCATTGATGCCGAGACGGTTCTCGATCTTGTGGTCCGGGCGCACGCGGTTGAAGGCGTACTTCTCGGCGGTCGCGCCGGGGATGTCGATGTCGAGGAACTCGCCGAGGTTCAGGATGCGCGCGATCGCCGTCTGCATGGCGAAGCGCGTGTCCGGCGACTTGCCGGCGTTCAGCGTGTACGAGGCCCAGGCGACGTTGATGTCCGCATGGATGGCTGCGAGCTGATCGTGGAAATCGGCGCCGGTGAAGAACTCGAGCGGGTGCGTGGCGAGGCTGTGGAAGTCCTCCTCCATATCGTAGCCAAGCTTGCCGGCGGTGTCGAAGAGGCGGATCAGCGCATCACCAAGCTCGACCTCGACGCCGGGCCGATGCGGGAGCTTGTCGTCACGCAGCTTCTTGCGATCGGCCTCGAGCGCCTCCGAAAGTTCGGAGTGCACCAGGTTGAACTTCTGGCCCGCATGAAACGGGAGATCCTCGCCGGTCTTGATGTTCTTCCACCAGCCGGCAGTGACCGCGTCCTCATGGCAGATGTCGCGCAGGGCATTGAGGCCCTTCATCGGAGCGAGCGCGGCGCGCGTGTCAGCGAGCGTGCGGACGCCGCCGAACTTGCTGGAGTAGTTGCCCAGGATCCGGCGGATCTTCTCGGCGTTGTGTGCTGGGTCAGTCATGTTGATTTTCCTTATGTTGCGGAGGTGGACGACGAGGAAGATGATGTTGGCAACGACCGCGGCGTAAATTCCCGATGCGAGACCAAATGCAAAGAAGAGGCCACAGCAGATGATCCCGACGACCGCGCCCCACACCGGCCTGGATCCGTAAAGCCAGGCCGACAGGAGGGATGCTCCGAACGCGGACCATTCGAGCAGCTCGATCAAGATCCCCAACCCCACAGTTCTCTGTGACAGTCTTTGCAGTTGTAGTCATACGGAGTTTCCATCTCATCGCGCGTCGGGACGCGATGGATGCAAATAACGTGACACCGCAGCCATCTAAGAAGCTTGATCATAGGTCAGCAGCTTTGTGTCTTGTCGGGCCATCGCGCGCAGGAAGGTGAAGTAGCCCCAGTCGAGCCAGAACTTCTTTCCTTGCATGATGATGAAATGCCGGCGGTTCTTCCGGTGTGACCGCGCGAAGGCATGCACGCGGCGCTTGCGAAAGCGGCGCACTTCCTCTTTGGTTTTCTTCTTGGTAGCCGGCTCGATCTCGACCACGAGATAGAGATCGGTCGAGTGAAAGTTGATCAGGCCTTTCCACGCGCGGCCCGGGATAGGGTCGCCGCGCTTGGCCTTGATGGCTGTCAGCTCAGCCTGGGGTGTCAGCGGCTCGACATACGCATCGACGATCTTCGGCAGCTGGACGCGGGCGCGGGTGATCTGTTTCACTGTGCACGTTCCTTGCGAGCTTGCTCCGTATACGAACTGAGCAGTTTGTCAACAGCCCATGCCACGCTCTCCCCAGCTGGGACCCAGAAGTCGATCTCCTTGTCATGGTAAGGGCTGCGGTCGAGAATTAGGCCCCTCTTCCACTCGAGCGTCACGCTTTTCATCGTGATCTCTTCATAGGCTGATTTCAGGTCTTTGACCTTCGTCGGCACGAACGGCTCGTCCTCCAGGATGCGCTGCTGGAAGAAGGGTGTGTTCCACGACATCATCTTCCCGCGCTGCGGGATGTTGTGATCGCAGACCACATAGCCTTTGTAGTGGTTGCGCCGGGGAGGCATCAGACCATGTCCGCGTCATCGCCGGCGGGGTCGACGAGGTCGTCCTCCGGCAGCTTGTCGAAGGCGTACACCAGGCCATACTTCTTGGCCAGCGTGATCGGCTTGACGTTCGCGTCGCCGCGGTTCTTGTGGACCTTCAGCATGTTGGCGAGCATCGCGCGGTGCACGAGTATGTTCACTTCGTGCTGCGGACGATCGTCCGCGGTCGACATATAGAAATCGGTCCATTCGAAGTCGCCGGTCTTGTAGCGGATCGACACTGATGCGGTGTTGCGTTGCATGTTACGTTTCCTAGTAGTTTGAGGGCCGATGTCCGAGGTTATGTACCAAAGGCGTTCAGAATGAACTCATCTGAGAAATTGAAGTCGATCATCGACTGATCGCTTTTGTCCTTACCCGGATAATCGAGCCGCGTCAACACATGGAATGCGACCGAGCCGCAGAGAGCCTGGAAGAGCGTGTTGTAGCAGCCGATGATGTTGCCAGAGCCGGGGACCATCAGTTTTTCTGTCGGGATCGTAGCGAGGAACCCGTTTCCACGGGGATTTTTGACGATCAGGCCGAAGATGTACGGCGTGACGATGTCGGCGTTCTCCTTCTTGATCATCTCCTCCGACAGCTTTGTCCAGTCGGGAAACTTGAACAGGCCGCGGTCGCCCTTCTTCGGCTTGACCATCTCGCGGTCGAGCAGGATGAAGCTGAGGCCCGGCGGGTCGCCGTTGATCGAATTCGCAAGGTCGAAGACGACGAAACGGTTCTCGTCCATGGAAATGGCTTCGCCGTTCTGCGGCGTGATGCGAATAGAGCCCTTAATCGGCTCGCCGCGTGCGCCGAAGAGCGCTTCGGGTGTCAACGGGTCCTTCACCTGTTGAACCATCGTCCACTCGCTGCCATCTGGGTTGGGGACATGGTCATACTGGGAGCCGTGCAGGTCGTCCTTGTCATCCGCGGCGCGGTTGGCAAGGAAGGTCAGCTCGCTCTTCGCCACCCAGAAGACCGTGTCGTCGATCAGGTTTTCGAAGTTCTGGTTGAGCCAGGCGCGCATGCGGCGGTGGATGCCGAGCGAGTGTCCATTGTCCGTGGACGGTGGAACGACCGCAACGTGCACCAGGATGGCGCCTTCGAGCCGGTTTGCCGGCGAGACCTTCTCGAGCTTGTCGTCCGCGCTCTCAACAGTGAACGGGTTGCCGCCATTGAGGCCGATGAGGCTTCCGGCGTATAGGTATATTGCCATGTGTGGTCTCCTTGTTTTGCTCAGCCCGGTCTATGCAACTGGCGAGCCACTGTCAACAGTTATTTTACGCGAGCCAGCCGCTTAGGAAGACATGGTGAAACGCCTTCCAGATCCAGTATCCGAGCACGGCAATGCCAATGCCAAGGGCGACGCCGATCAACTGGCCGAGAAAGGCCGCGATAACGGGGTGGATTGGGGCCTTCACGATCCTGTCGCGCAGATCTTCCTTGACAGGCTCAATGACTGTCTGGAACGGCTGAGCGTCAATGACCAGATGCGAATAGTCGCGCAGGACCGCTTCAAAATCCGCTTTGGATTTCAGAAAGAACAACTGCCCGTTCGGCGCATCCGAGCATCCCCACATCTGGGTCATCTTGAGATACTCGTTGCCCATGCAGTCCTCGCCGGTCGACTGGAACAGCTCGAAGTTCTTGTCGCGCCATTCGTAGGGCGGCAGGTCAGACATGAACAGGCCGTATTGATAGCCTTGCCGCAAGAAGGTGCGGACACTGTCGACCTGGTGCGCGCTGAGCGCGCCGTGCTTGAAGAGCAGTTGATGGGTCATGTCAGATACCTCCTCCGGTTTTGATACATGGGGCAGGCTCTTGCAATTCCCGTTCCGATGATGGAGCGGAGACCAGGGACGCAAGCACGATAATCACACTGGCCGCGATCGTGAAGATCAAGATCCACAGCAGGACCAGGTTGAGAAGATCCGGCCCGTAGCCACCGCTCGGTCTTTTGGGTTGGCTCGGCATCAGGGTCTGAAGATCCCACACATGAGGCTGTCCGCCGGCAGCGTCTCAGCATAGCCGTCGACCGGGCCCGGCAGCGAGATGGTGAAGCTCTTGTTGAGCTTGCCCTCGCCAACGAGGCGGTAGATGTGCTTGAGGACGGTGGGCCGCTGCGGCGCCAGGGTCGTGTTGTCGATCACCGCGTCGATCAGCTCCTGGACGTCGACAGGTTCACCCTGCCAGTCCTGGTGCTGCTCGAGCGTGTCGAGGATGAGCGCATCCCACTTGCGGCGCTTCACTTGTTGAGCTCCTCGGAGACCTGCGCCGCCTCGATCGTCACGCCGACCTTGTACTTGCCGGCGAGCTCGAGAATGGCGTCGGCGGCTTGCGCCGGCGTGATGTCTTCCATCTGGTCCTGGGAGAAGTACCCAGAGAAGAGGCTGTGGGCTTCGGAGTAGGTGATGCCGAGGATGCGCTGCGCATTGTCCGAGAAGCGGCCTTCCACGAGGGCGCATTCGACAAAGGTTTCAGGCTCGAAGATGCGGACAGTCTCGCCGCCGATGCAGCAGACCGAGCCGCAGATGTTGCCTTCGCTGCTCTCTTCGACGGTCGCGAACCAGGCCATGTTGAATTCGTTGGCGCCGGCCTTCGGATGGAGCGGCTGGTTGGTATGCGGCAGCTTGCGGACGTGCGCCGCCAGGATCTCGAGCTTCTCGGCAGTGGTGAGCTCGGCGATCGGCTTGGATGTGTATTCGGTCATGGTGTTGCCTCCTTGCTGGATTGGTATCTTGAACTGGGAGCTGTATTGCACAGATCATGCCACCTGGTCAACAGGTATTTTTATTTTTCCGCACTATTTTGGATTTTGATCAGCCTACAGACGATCGGGTGATCTGGGGCCGGGTGGGGACGTCCCACATCTTTCTGCCAGTGCATCGTGCTCTGCTTGAGCTACCGGCCCCTATGGGCTACTAGGGCAAAAAGTCCCCGCTCGCCACTTGCCCACTCTTAGGAATGAGGGCCATCACCAGGGCTCCGAGGTACTGCCTCCATGCCAGAAGAGCTGTATGCCAGAGAGGCTTTTGCGTGTCAAGTGCCGCAAAAAGACCGTTTTGCGGAGATTATGAGCGATATTCGCCGCATTTTCTGATCAGAATGGGGGCTCGAGCTCGTCGGGGCGCCCCAGGGTGAAGGCGCAGCTGGCTTCCGCCGCGTCGAGCTCTGCCTCGGTGATGAAACCTTCGAAGTGGAGGTCCCGGGCCGTTTGCCGGCGCTCGCGGGCCTGTTTGTGGGCCGATGGCCACTGATTTTCTGGGATCATGCTCGTGCTTTCATGTGGTTATTCGAATGCTCTGAGCCCCCAGGGCATGGATCCTTAATCAGCCTTTTCGCGGTTCTTTAGCGCGGAGTACCGATCAGTGGGCGCAAGCCTGGGAGCTCGGAGTATTCGAATTTCAGGAACGGGGGTACTTGCTGCACTCATCTCCGACCAGCTCGGAGACTGGTATGAGCCGTTTTCGCCCCGTCCTCGATCTGTGATATAGCCGAGGCTGGCACGTCTGTCAACGGTACAGGAAAACGGGCACGCCGGCCTTGCGCGCGAGCTCGACCATCATCTGGGTGCCTTTCCCGCCGGCGAAGGCCAAAACACGGTTCGGTTTGCCCTCGTTGAGCATCTGCTCGTTGCGGCGGAAGCCGGCGGACTTGCCATAGACGTCCCACAGCGCCGGGAAGACCTCCTGCGGCACGCCGCGGGACTTGGCCCATTCACCGGCGAGACTGTCGGCGCCGCGCGCCGCGCCCTGTATGATGACGAGCTTCGGGTAGCAGTCCAGCCATATGTCGAGGATCTCGAACAGCTTCTCCCGGTTGTCATAGTCGCGGCCACCGCAGACAAGGAGCCTCATTTGCGCGTCTTCGCCGTATGCCTGAGAGCTACGGCGCCGGCGCGCTTGGCCGCGTCGACTGTGTCGAAGTAGATGTTGCCGAACTTGATGATCTCCTCGCCGAAGG